CCCGAACTTCCAGATGTCCCAGATGTCCCATTAATTCCAGATGTTCCTGATGTCCCATTAATTCCAGATGTTCCTGATGTCCCCGAACTTCCCGATGTCCCCGATGTCCCAGATGTCCCATTAATTACAGATGTCCCAGATGTCCCCGAACTTCCAGATGTCCCAGATGTCCCCGAACTTCCAGATGTCCCAGATGTCCCTGACACCCCTGAAGTTCCACTCGTTCCTGACACCCCTGATGTTCCTGATGTGCCACTAACTGATGATGTCCATCCTAATGTATCAGTTCCATTCGTAATAAATGTATATGATCCACTTACTGGTGTCTCAATAGGTAATTTATAACCAGTTATAATACTGGTTGTTCCGCTAATAGAATTACCTATAGCATTTACATTTTCTATATATGCTCCTGCATTATTGGTAATTGAACCTGAACCTAAATTATTATTACTTATTGCTCCCATTTTAATTAATTATTTTCTATAGTGTATGCTATATTATATGATATAGAATCTGTTGCTGATGTATTATGAGCAACTGAAATATCAGCTCTATTACCATTTATATTACCGGTATTTGAATTATTTTCAATTGAATAACCAACAACATTAAAATCTATATGATTTCCATTGCTATTATTTTGAATATAACATCCACCACTATTACCATATATATTACCAACATTGCTGTTCCCTGAAATCCATCCACCTAAACTATTTTTTACGATATCTCCAGTATTACTATTGTTATTTATATCACCAGATACATTATTACTCTCAATATTACCAGCATTTGAATTATTATTAATCATATAACAAATATTTGATGAAATTGAAGAAACTGGTGAAATATTATTTAATATACCTTCTGTTGTTGTGTTGTTGGATATATCAACCTTGTTTGAATTACCACCTATACTATCACCACAATAATTATAAGATATATTATTACCATTTGAATTGTCATAAATATTAGTTCCAACATTCTGATCTATATTACCAGTGTTTGAATTTCCAGTTATAAAACCACTCATCGTGTTAAAAGTAATCTCACCTGTATTAGTGTTTGAACTAATCTCTGTTCCTGTGTTATTTGTAATAGCTCCAGCGTTTGAATTAGCGTTTATATTACTAACCTTGTTTTGAATAATTGGAGATGATGATGTAGAAGTATTACTTGTAATCCAATCACCGGTATTCCATTGTATAGCTCCATTATTAGTGTTAGATGTAATCTCTACTGAAATAATATTATGTATAATAGCACCATTATTAGTGTTGGTTAAGATATTACCACCACCAGAGTTATTATTTATATTACCATTGTTAGTATTACTATCAATTATATTACAAATGTTCTGTAATATATCACCGACATTACTATTATCTTGAATAGTATCTGATGAGTTGCCAGATATTTGACCAGTATTGTTATTTCCCCTAACAAGAAGTCCTTGATTATCATAAATTGTGCTTATGTTAGTTCCATTTCCATAGATCTGATCAGTTCTGTTGTTGTTAATGCTACCACTTACATCATTGTTATAAATATTTTTACCAATATTAAATCTAATTTGACCAAAAGCATATGATAGACCATTGTTATAAATATAATCTACATGGTTATTTTCAATTTGATCAACATTATTACTTGTTATTCCTAATCCAACATTATTAATAATATTAGTAGATCTATTTCCTTTTATACTTTCACCCATAGTATTTCTCATTATACCATCGCCAGTTGCTGTATTTAATTGTATATTACCACCAACATTATTGAACTGAATAGGTCTTGCTGATCCACTTGAAACTGTTAAATTATTAAATATACCTAAAGTATTATTATTTGACATTTGTAAATAACCCCAATCAGTAATGTCAATCCAAGAAGATCCTGTAAAATCATCATAACTAACAACATTTCCTCTATCATCTTCTTGTCTGAATATTCTATCATTCTCAATCTGGTATTCAACAGCAAATATTTTAGTATAGTATTCAGCATCTGTAGTTAATAGATTCCAATTCTCACTTAAATTATATTCATCTACTATATCAGTTCCTGGTGTTCCAGGTGTCACTGCTTCCCAAATCTTACCACCCCATACTACTTTATTTTCAGCCACATACGTTGTTCCACCTGTAAAATCATACACACCCAAATAACCAGAAGCAGAAATATAAGCATCATTATTAACAATCTGTAATTGTCTCCATCCTGTTATTGATAATCTATTAACATCTAAAGCTGTTAACCAAACAGGACCATTAGAACTATCAGTAATATGATAAATAGTTCCTCTTGTTAATGTTCCTGCATCTCTTGCTGCTATTAAAGCTGTTATTGTTGTATCAATGATTAAATTAACAACTGGAACGTGGCTATCTACATACCCTTTTGTAACTAAACTTTGTGTAACAAATGTTAATGAGTAATCAGCATCATAAGTTATACCAGTTCCATTACCAGAATGAACCACAATATTGTATGGATCAAATAAGATAGATGAACTTGTTGGACCATCAATGGATCTAATTCCTGTTCCGAAATTAACTCCTTGAATATCTACCTCAATTGCATCTTGTCTTGTTCCGAATGTATCTACTAATTCAACTTGTGGAATGTGTGATTCAGTTGTGAATTGGAATTCTTTAATATCATCACCAATTCTAATGAATGCTCTTCCATCCGTCTCGGCTACACCAATCTCGGAGTATGCTAAGTCTGTTAATGTCCAAGACCCTGAACCTGATATTGTAAAATCTTCTTGACTTGGAACACTAAATGTTATTCCAGTAGCTGTTAAAGTATGGTGGCTAATACGAGAGTTCTGTCTAATAATACTCATATGTTATATATTTATTTTTTCTTTCTTCCTCTAAGGATATGTTATATATGGAGATTTAGCAATTGGTAATGTATTATTATCATACAATAAATCATCTCTCCCAGCACTAACAATGTTTATATTGTTCTGTTCTCCCCAATCTCTAATTTGATCCCTTCCTGCTGAAATATAATTTATATTGCTATTCTCACTGAATCTATATAGTATTTCATCTTTACCTGCTGCAATATAATTATTAACAAAAACAGTTGGTTGTCCCAAGTAAATTCTATTCGGTTCTGTTGCTGTATGATTATCACCAATAATAACTACAGATGATTGTTGAGTTGCACCAGCAATCGGTTTAACTGTATTATTATTACCAATTATTTTAGCACTATTTGTACTTTGTATTGTATTGAAATCACCAGCAATAAAAGAATCATCACCACTATATATAGTATTGAAATCACCATGTGTAAATGAGTTGTTAGATTTTATAACATTGTATCCACCATTAGTAATAGTGTTCTTACCTGAAATTGAATTATTATTACCAATGATAAATGACGGTCCAAAATTAGCATCATTGTTAGAACCTATTACTTCTACTTGTGAATCGTAAATATTATTACCATTTTTCCATGCAGGTGATGGTTTCCAAGGTTGTAATTTTATTTTACTTGGCTTAGCAGATGGAACAACTGGTAATGGTATTGGTTTAGGAACTGTAATGTTCTTTGTTCTAAACAATTCTACCTTACAAGTATTGATTACAGATGGATCATAGTCCTGAATACTATTCACTCTATAATATTGACCACCATCACCAAAATCTAAGAAGATTGTATCGTTGAATTTGAAATCTACGATGTCTTCTGGTGTTAAATAGAACGAACCAGTGATAATTCTGCTATCTTTATCTACCATCTCCTCTAACTGTTGCTTCCAATAAGCATAATACAACGTATTTAATGTAGTATTAGTCTCTTCAAAGGCTGGATAAACTTGACCAAAGTTCAAATCCTTTGTTGGTGTATATGGATCATCTAAATAACCAGAATATGGATAACCGAATTGTTGAGATCCATAACCACTTTGTGTTGCTCCTATATAATTAAGATACCACATATCTTTTGTTGTCAATGGTACCCATTTCTTATAAAGAATTCTCATATTGGATGAGCCTGATATAACATTATTATTGTCCAAGAATTCTATTTTAGGTAAAATAATTCCACTTTGTGTTGATCCTGCTACTGATGTATCAACAAAGGTTTTACTAAGTGTTGTAATAGGTGTTGGACTAAATTGAATTTCCATTGTATTATCACCAACAACAAACTGATTTGGGTTATTAAATATATATTGACCAAATGATTGGTTATAACTCTTTGTATAATAATCATTGTAATAATCTTTGTCATCGTTATACTTTAATATAATACGCTTATTCTGTGTATCACCAATTACAACACTATCAATTGGATCATTTAAATCTATTTTCTTACTCCAATCTTTAATCTTACCAACTGAATAATAGTAATCTCTGGTCTCAATATTTAATGTATTTCGTTCATTTTTATCTGGTTCAACTATAAGGTTAAACATTTTTATAATAGATAATATAAAATCTCTTTTCTTTATCTGTTGAGGTATTACAGTGTTCATATCTATAGTTTGACCTGGTATTACTGTACTTGAAGGTGTTGTAAATATAAAACTATCTGTTTCTATTTCAGCAACTTTTCTACCAGAATTTAATTTAAACATTGGTGGTAATTGTTTATATGACCATTTTGGTTTAGGAGGATAATAAACATAATCCCATCCTGGTCCCGATTCTCCCGGCACTATAAAATAATGAGTTGTATAAGCACCTGTTGCCTGAACTCTATATCTATATGATAGCCAAACTTTTTCACCTGGTTTTAATACAACTTCATCTGATGTAAATTTCTTTTGCCATATTTCCCAAGCATAGTTATGAACACCACCTATAACAACATCATCTTTAAGACCAAACAAACTTGCAGTTCCTAAATGGTTCCAATTATCATCAGTTGTAGTTGTAGTATATAAATTAGAACAATCTGTATCTGTTCTAAATGGCCATCCACCTGCAACATTATCATATTTAGTGCCATCTCCTGGATCCATTGATCTAAATATCTGAAATTTAGGAGGAAATGTTGATGTATAAAATAATATATTCTTCACTCTTAAATTATAACCAAAACTAACAACCATTGGAAGTCCCGTATTATTAGTGAATTCAAAATTAGTAGTGTCCCATAAATCATTTGGATCACCATTTGGATCAGTTATTGTATCATTGAATGGTAGTTTATCTACATAGCAAAGTTGATTAGTTCCTTGAATACTATCTACTGGTATTTCGTTTCCGTTATTATAGTTTTCATTTGACTGGTTAAACCAATAATCCGATGTTAGATTAATAGTTTTAATGGTTGTCATACCTGCTCTGAATATACCAGATTTTATTTGTTTAGTAGATCTTGTTAATGTAGTATTATTAAATGGTATAATCAAATCATTAAATCCAATTAATGGAAGTGATACTGAATTATATCTATAGCCGACTTGTTTGAATATAGCATCCCAAATAGTTCTTGCGTAAATTGCGGGAAACATTTGATCTAATTGAACTTGTGAAACAGAATCTATTACTACTAATCCATCTGATAATTTCTTATAAGTTGTATTTTTACCATTTATATCATTTATACCCCAATCATATCCATAGTCAATTAATGGATAATAATAACCCCAAGTATAATCTCTATCTAAATAATTATCACCTATCTTTTGCCCCCATGATGTTGTTATATTATCATAGTCCCATTTATGATTTAAATTACTCAAATCTATATCCAGCGCAGGATTATCATTACCAACCAAGAAATCTTCATTAAGTAATGTATAGAAATCATTATTGTCCGAATAAACAACCAATGTATAACTGTTTTTATGTAAGTTTTTATCAATAGAAAACTCCGATAATTGGAAATAACCTTCCATTACCAATTGACTATCAACCATAATGTATGCTCTGTTCCTTAAATTTGGATCAAAATTGGCATTACTATTAAGATCGGTGATATTATCAAATACCTTTCTATTGTTCGGAGTTTCAGGGACTACTATAGACTTGGTGTAAGAACCTTGTGTGCTTGTAATATCTTTAATGTTTTGAACATTATAGGTAATTGGGATAGTATCTACACCAGACGTATCCAGTGAGAACCTTGTTCCTTGTATATTTAGAATTATTTCTAACCTTGCGTTTGCCATATTATGAGTTCTGTAGATTTATATCATAACTAAATTTAAACTGAACAGATATACAATATAATTTATCATTCAAATTATTTTTAACTGTGTAATCAGTTGTTGTGATTATGATTGGTATATATATTAAGTTTTCTTCATCCAATAGATAAACCTCTGGTGATGTAATCAATTCTTTTAACCAAACAGATTCTTTATCAGAAATAAATTTAGATGAAATAGTAAAACTATCTTGTGCTGATGTTGCCAATACTGTATCTTGACGATCACCCACATTATAATTCCAATCTAATACTTTTCTAAACTCTGTTTTAGCAACCGTTAATGTGTTAATTGATTTCCAATCAAAATTAAAGTAATCAAAACCACCTTGTCTATTTTGGAATGCTAATCTAACCTCCGGATTAGGACTACATTCAGTATAAACCTGATATGTTTGTGTCATTTTATTAACTAATGTAAGTGTTGAGTGATTAATATAAACCAATTCAACTGTGTAATGATCTGTATTGGCTACATCACCACTATTTATATAAGATCCATCTAATAGATTTTGTAATCCAGCTGGTATATTATATTGATGTGATTGTCTTAATGGGTCTATATACTCATCTTGTCCTATATAAAATCCAAATTGTTTAACTGTTGAATTAGTTGCTGTATATAGTGTATATCTCGCATACCACTCACTAACTAAGTATGATGAACCATTTATATAAGGATGAACATCATCTATCATTACAGATAATGTTTCATAATCTGTCACTTTAATGTTCTTTGGTGTGAAGTATGGATAGTTTGTTAATGGATAACAAGTAGTTGATGTATCTTTAGTCCCATTGACAGGTAATGTTGATGTGGATGAAAATACTCTTTGAGTACTAAATGTAGTATTTATCTCATTATACTGTCTTGTCCCATTAAATCCAAAGAATTGTGCTGTTGAATCACCAACTGCTCTAACTAAATTGCTAATTAAACCATTTGGTTCAATCCCACCTTGTGCTGTTGGGTCTAAATCAGGGTTATAATCTAAATCTATAGCTATAAATGTATAACCAAAGTATTCAAAAGCATCTAATATAGTCCAATCACCACCATAATAACCTTGTATTTCACTTGTTGAATTGAAAACTAAACGAATTGTATCACCTGTTTGGAAAACTCCTGTCACTTGTGGGTAGCCATTTGTATAACCCAATAATGTTTTACCAGCATATGGTGATGCTGAAGCTGTTAAGCCCGAAAATGTAACACCTGGATTATATTCAAACCCATATGAATAGCCATAACGAACCAATGAATGTGTTGCAGCAACAGATTGAGTAGCATATGGACTTATATCATAACTAACTTCTGATCTCAATAGTTTATTAGGTGTGAATAAACCATTACCTGAATTAGGTCTTGGTGGCACACGGAAATTACCAAGTGAATATGTAATACCTGTTGGTATATCAACCTTATACACTTGGTATAAGTATTTAAAATCAACCGATGAGTTGTCCGAATAATTACTCTCAATCCATGTTGGTGCATTTATTGGTGAATATTTCTCTGGATTGTTTAATATGTTATATGTTCCCATTTTACTTTTTCTTTTTTAATGTTAATATTAATTGCTCTTTAATATCTTTTACTAAGTATTCTCTTGCATTTGCTTCAACTTGGCTTTTAGATTTAAATACTTTTGTTAAAGCTTTCTGTATAACATGATGTGGTTGTTTATCAAAACCATCTCTACCGATCTTATTAGCTATAGCAAATGCCATTCCTTCACGTGCTGATTTACTATTCTTTGCAAACCTACCATTAGAACTTCTAACTTTAATCTTTCTAACGTCCATCCATTTCAATATAACTCTCATTGGAGGTGGTTTAGCACCACGTCTTCTACCTTGATCCAATATCTTTATATAATCATTAGCAAATATCAAAGCAGTGAAATTACTCCCTGTTGGCACTACTTTATACTTTAAACTTTTTAATAGATCACCTGTAGCAACCTTCTTAGCACTCTTTATCTCATTTGATAAAGCAGAAATCAATTTAGCACCATACTCTTGGGCTATTTTCTTTAATACTGTCCATGATTGCACTGCCATTAGAATTCTATATTAAGTGTTTTCTCCAAATCAGCAATCGTTTCAACTGCTTTTATCAGTGCTGCTGCATTATATTCCACACGATAGCCTTCAACTGATCCAGCAATCTCTAATGCTTGTTTTATTATTGTTTCTAAATCATCACCTACAACTACAACAGAACCAAAACATTCCAATTCATATGCACATTGTGTAAATGGTATAACATATTCTTTATCATTTTGAATAAAAGAACCTTTAATCTTTATATTATCAGCATATTGTTCTGGATAAGTCAATGATAAATAACCACTATTACAATAAACAGATTTTAAAATCAATTCAACACCATATTTAGAGTTAAACTTAGGATCTACTATCAGTCCCTTACAACCAGCAATTATAATCTCGTCCCAATTCTCTATCATTTCTAAATAAACATTACTTGGGGGCGAACCAGCTCTCATACAAGGGTCCGTGTAATATGATTTACCATCTTCTGTATATCTAACCTCATTAGAATAGAAACCAGTATGATTATACTTCTGTAATACTGGACCAAATGTATCGTTTGTATATTTAAGTGGTCCTGGTAAGTCGTTATAAGCTGTAGCTTTACCTAAATACCCACTATCTTTTATTTCAACCCCATATGTTAAGTAATTTGGGGACTTTCCATTGATAGCCCAACCATCTGAACCAAGTTCAGCCACTGCAGTAATACTATCTTCAACCTGGAATTCAATAGTATCACCTAATGGACCCATTGCAAACCTAATTTCATTACACCATTGCTCGGATCCAGCCCAATCAACGTGATGAAATGTTTCTAATTCACCTCTATAATAACTTATTTTGATCCATTTATCTTCTACATTTTGTAAATAGTTAGATAGATTAGTAATACCAATGATATATTTAGTTGGAGCAACTGGCATACCCACCGATGCTAACTCATCCTTGAATAAGTGTCTATTTGTTTCTAATTGTTCCGCCTCAGTTCCACCCCAAACTAATTTACCCATTGATCTTAGTTTAGCACCCCAATCATTGAAGTAAATATCAGGAAATACGATTACATCAAACTGATCTACCATATACCAGAACTCAGATATGTGTGTAAATTCATCAAAGCCAGAACCAGCCATATCAACTGCTTGACGTGGATATGGTGATTGATTTACTGAATAGAAATATGTCTTACCAAAGAACTTACTCAATCTTTTTGCTACTGGGAGAAATGTAGCCCCAACATTATCTACTATACACACTGTTAGATTTGCTCCACTATTCTCATTATCAAACTTTTGAAATGTTAATTTCATATTATGTTATTATTTTTGTTTTCAATCTTAAATATAAGATCTATATATATTCTCACACAGGAGAATTGCAAGGATTAAATCTCATCGGAACTTTTAAAGTTATCGTAGCCTGCCATCCATTACTATTATCTTCTGTTCCTTCAAAAATTGGTTCACATATTACATCACCATCAATTCCTAATCCCATTTCAACATATAGTTCATTAGTATCTAATACCGAAAGAACAGTTTTAAGAATATAATCAGTATCACTTGATGTTTGTATAAAGTTATCATCACCTTTATTGATCTTGTCCATCACTTGAATAACGAACTGATATTTTTCTAATAGAAATCCATTCGTATTTGAACCTGATAGTGTTGAATTATCCACATCAACCCACATAAAAGGGTATTTAATTTCTCTTGTTATGTTGTAGAATGGACCAAATCCATAATCATTTATCATTTTGTGATGTGTTGCTATGTCCTGGAATAGGAGATTGAACAAGTTCAATGTTGGTGTCGTTGGTGTCGTTGCCATATACTTTATTTATTTTTTGTTTTCTTCTTTCTTTTCTCACTTGCTTATAGACATCAAAGCTGTCCCACCAAGCATCATCTTTAAATTTCTTCATAATACTATCTTGTTTTATTAGCCATGGCTTGTTGTTGATCCCTAAACTTCCAATAGGCAAGTAGATTGAGGGTTTCAATATAGTTTCTTTCATATACTTCATCATGTTTGCTCATATCACCGCCCGATAATCTATCAATCATTGCTATCCATTTATATCTATCGCCTCCATTATCATTTAGTGCTGCCATCATATTATCTTCTTGACTACTCATTGTGAATAACCATTCAAAATCAGAGGCTATTCGTTGCTCATACTCAAAAAAAAAGTTAGAACAGGTAAAAGATCCTTTGCCTTTGCCTTTGCTAAGAATAGTTTAGCTCTAAACTCTAAGTTTTCTATATCTTTTTTATTAAACTTTTCAACAACCCATTTCTCTTCTTTGGTTTCAAAATCATATTCCTTTTTACCTGGTCTGATTAGAACTGCTAATAGTCTTGGGAATAGTTGATAGTTATCTTTATATTGATCTCGCAATAGATTGATTGATATGTATTCACCATTAGTTAATTTACTTGGATCCGAAGCAACATAATCAATACCATTGATATTGAAATGATCTATATTCTCTGTTGGAGCTTTGAATGTAGCAACTAATTCAATTACTTTTGTTGATAGTTCATTCATCTCTTCAACAAATAGTTCATCTAATTCATCTTCAGTAGCACCAGTTATTATCTCAACAACTTTAATTGTTTTCAATATGTTCTCAAAGTCCTCATCATCATTAATAGTTTCAGATACTTTGTTAAACTCCAAGTATTTATCCAGAGTTATTTCGTCCCAACTATCTGGGATCGTGATCGTCGTGTTTGTATATTTAATTTCCATATATTATATATTATATTTTGTTGGCTCTCACCAATCATCATTAAAATCATTTGGAGAATATATTCCAGTATATGCCGGATTATATCCTGTCTTGTTCTCTTTGCACCAAATAGCAATGGCAAGAGCCATCACAACGTCATCGTGAAAACCACTATCTGCTTGAAACTTAATATTCCCATTGTTGTTTTGTTTAAAGATAAATGCCTCAAGTTCTATTCGCAGATAATCATCATCTATTAGTTTGATCTGTTTCATGTTGAATAGATGGACTAATCTGTTTATTATTTCAGGCTTTGATTTAGTATTGGTATTGAAGTCCGATATGTTCTTTAACTTTCTTTTTAGATCCTGATAGATTGTTAGACCCTGGTTATTGTTTTCAATAGTAATATGTTTAAACTGCCATACTCTATTTATATCAACTATATGTGCTATTAGTTCGGGTGCTTCTGTTTGTTCCCATCTATAATACTTAACCATATTACCATCTTCATCTACAATTGCTAATACCGAAGCATCATTAATAAAACCTATATCAATACCTGCGTAGTATTTCTTTCCGTGGGCTGGAACAACTGTCTCTTGTAGGCACATTAACTCTCTTACATTATTAAAGATAGAAGCACTATCAACAAACTCTGCCTCAACTTCTTGTTGGAATAGTTTAGTTGGTAGTGTTTCTTTAAACATATCAATTAACTCTTTGTTTGCTAATGGACTATCATAGGTTGAATATCGTAATGATTTCCATTTGGGAGTTGATTCACCACGTAAGAAGTAATCATATAGATAGTTCTTTCCTTTTGGAGTTGATATGAATAAACATTTCTTACCGCGAACGTTAAGCATTGGTAATAAGATAGTTTCAACGGTGTCTCTTTTAATGAAAGCAGCCTCATCCATTATCATATAATCAACTGATTGACCCCTTAATGAATCTTCTGATAGTGCTGAACGGAATAGTATTTTGGATCCATTTACGAATACTATCTCTGTATCACCTTTACCTTGTTTAGATGATTTAACACAACCACTTTCAATGATTGCATTCTTTATATCTTTAAAGCACTTATGTGATTGACTATCAGTTGGACTTACCCAATATACTATTGAGTTCTTTTTATTCAGAGCCCAATAGATTGCCATGTTCTCTGCTATTGTCGTTTTTCCAAATTGTCTTCCTATGATACTTACGATAAAGAATATATCAGGATCCAAGCAAGCCTTTACTATTTCTTTTTGTTTAATATGTGGTTCAATTAGTTTAAGTATCATATCTCATCATCAAGTCCAGGAAATTTTGCTTTGAATTCAACACTTAAATCTATCTTTTCAGCAGCATATAAACCTTGTAGTTTATTAAGTTCCTTTCTTATTTCTAATTTTAGTTTTTTATCAAAGGCAGCATCTTCATATTGTTGTTCAAGATTGGCTATAGCATCTTCATAAGCACTCTTAGCATTATCTTTATGCATCTCAATAATTTGTTCTTGTGCTTCTTTTAATACAACATATGCGATCTGTTTACATATACCAAGCCCGTTCATTATATAGTCTAATAATGATTTGGTGCTCATACCTTTAATTCTTAATTCTACTATTTTTTGAACCATCGCTTCTCTATCATAACTTGGTCCTCTTGTTTTCTTTTTTTCACTCATAATCTTAGTTAGTCATGTTTTTCTTATGTGAAATATAAATTAAAATGATTTTCTCGGTGTATTGAAATCATCTATAAGTATTTCATTTAAAATTGTTTCTGGTGTAAAACCATCTTGGTGCTTATACTCCGAATATAACATTCTTAAAAAGGAAATAAAGTTGTGTGTGCTTTCTTCGTGCTGATCCTTATAGTCTGGTACTTCAAGTTGTATCAAAAAATAGGGGTTTTTTAGTATATCCATATGATTTGAACAGGTTGAAAGGTGTTCAATTATTTCTTCAATGAACTTTTCATTTGCAGGTCTAACCACTTTACTTTCTTTACTGAATAGTTCTTCTAATTTAATATCTCGGTTGCGTGCATGGACACGAGCTATTATATCTTTATATTCATTTATATCTTTCATATCTATTTAATAAATTGTCTATATTCTTCAAAGTTATTTATTCTTGTTTCTGCTATTTTAAAATATTCGGGATCCATTTCCATTCCACAGAATTTAAAACCTTCTAACCTTGCTGCTATACCTGTTGAACCACTACCCATGAACGGATCAAGAACTATACCACCTGGAGGTGTTACTAATCTACATAAGTAAGCCATTAAATTAACAGGCTTAACCGTTGGATGTGAATTCTTTGTTGTTGGTGCATTCTCACCATTACTATCAAGTCGCTTTTCAACAGATGTTTTTCTACCTATACCACCAGAATTTAATTGAGATGTCTTATCATCAAATGCATCAAGTCCCATATTTCTTTCTTTCTTACTAACTTTTGCTTGATAGAAGAAACGGGAGGCATTTAATTGTTGATCTAATACTCTACCTGCTTCTTCATCTAATATAATGTTGGCAGGAAATCTACCTTCACTAAATGTTTCTTCTATATCTATTCTGGTGTTTTTTCTGTTCAATTGACCTCCTGCAACAACCTTACTTTTACCAGAAGATATTGTTTCTGTCCCGATTCTACACCCATCTATGTTTATTCCACCTGTTCCCCATTTAAGAACATTAGCAGCAACTGACTTCTCACTTAAAGGTTTTCTTGCTACACAGATTGGTTCATTAGCCGGTTTGAGCGATGTTCCCCACCCTTCCCATTGTTGTGCTTGTTCTGTTTGAAGTGATGCACCAACATTTTTAGTAATAAGTTTTTTATCACCAAGAATACCATTATTAGGTTGCATAACATTTACAACTTCACCATCTGATTTACTCATCTCACTTTTATTTATAGCTTTAGGATTTGACTTTCCTGTTTTAATAGTGGCATCAATTGCTTTACCTATATTATGTGACTTCGGAAATCCTGAACCATATAACCACATTATTTGATCTCTAATTTCAAACCCAGCATCTTCTATATTCACAGCCATTCTGTGATAAGTTCTTGTTCCTCCGAATGAAAGAACGTGTCCTCCTGGTTTTAATACACGATATACTTCTCGCCAGAACTCTACTGTTGGAACTTCTGAATCCCATTCTTTACCCATAAATCCTTTTGCTGCACGTTGAAAAGCACCATCTGTTCCAAACTTTGGTGGGGCTGAACCTTCTTTACCATATCGTTTTCTGATAGAAGTTAAAGCATATGGTGGATCACTTACTATACTATCTATACTATTATCTGGTAGTTTTTTAAGTGATTCTATATTATCACCTAACATTAATTTTATCTTATTCATTTTATTTATTATTTTTTACAAATTCATCAAATGTAGTTGGGTTTAATAATGTACCATCTGTAAAAGTTCCATTATACTTGAATGAATATCTTATGGATGATTGATCCATTTTAATCCCTTGGTATAATATATCTGCTAATTTAACATCTATATTACGTTCTTCTTTAATAATCTTTTTTAATTTTTTTTTAATGAATTTAATATACTTACTAAATTCTTTTGTATCCATGTCTTCTAATGTCATAATCTTTATTTTATTTTTATTCAAATTTATCTCCGTTAGCACTATACCAGTCTCTCAGCTCATTAAAGGCTGTCCCATAAGACATGTGGCAACTACAGTTTGGAATTGGTTTCCAATGGTTTGGATCTATATATCTTTTCAATGCCCAATAAATATAGTCTTGTTGCTCTTGGTAAAATGGACCAACGTGACGAAATAATTTAGATAGTTTTTCTCTTTCTTCTGCGGCGTATGGTTTAGTTGTTTCTGTTTTCTTAGCCATAATTATTAATTGTTTTTATTTAATCTTCTTATATAAGTTGTAGTTATATTATTCCATGCTGTGCTTAACATACTCATAGCAAAATATGCTCCTGATGCGATGAATATATCGTGTGTATAGATTAATGTAGTCCAGAAACTTACACATTTAGAGCACGATGTAAGCACTATTAAAGTCCATTTGAATAGATTGTCTGGTAGTGCTTCTAAAAGCCATTGTAAGGGGCTGAAATTGGCTATAACATTAGCCAGTAGTAGGCATTTTAATAATGTAATTGTTAATATCATTTTTTAATATTTATTTTATCATTAGGTATAATAATATTTTCGTGTATATCACTTACCTTACCTACTATATATTTAACATAGCGCTTCTCCTTGGGATAATAAATCTTAACCATTATGAATCCAAGTTCTGATACATATACTTCTTCAAAAATACCCATAATCTTTTAGTTCATTTTTTAACCAAGCCTTTGTTTTTCGGATTGATCTACTAATTGTCCTGTAGTCTATTCCTGTTTTATCTTGTATTTCTCTTAGTTTTAATTTTTTGAAATAGTATAGTTCAAATAGAGTTTTATGGTATTGGTTTGTTAGGAAGTCTTCGTATTGATTTAATAGTAATAGTTTTAATTTATTTAATGTTTCTTTAGGTGTTGGACTATCTATGTATTCTTCTGTTTCATCTAATAAGTTTTCAGATGTAGTAAAATTATATGTTCTAAATAATTTTGTTTGTCCTTTATTTCTGTATATTTTATAGAATGTTGATGTTGATGATTCGTATTGGTTTTTTATTATCTTTATACAGAAGTATATTAATTCTTTATCGTTATATAGTTTTAATAGTTTATCTTCATCTATTTTTATCAGTTGTTCAATTAGGTGGGTTTTCATATCTTCGTGGTACATAGTATCAACTATAGATTTGATTGCTTTATGTATTTCATTATCGGTGAATATGTATTCAAGTAATTTATTTTTATTCATCTATAGTAAATAATTTTTCAAATTCAATTAAATTACTTAGACTTTCATATAGTTCTTCTTGCTCGGCAAGCATCTTATAAGTATCTAATCTTTGTAATAGGTAAGGTAGTATAACGACTTGGTATAATGTAGTCCCAGAATAGTTTAATAGGCTCATTATAGATTCTAATACTTTTCTTGCTATGTTTGTTAGTTTTTGTTTGGATAGAAAATCATCTGTTATAAGTCGTTGGATGTTTTGGAAAATGAATTTGATGTGATCCCATATAATTTTCATTGTTTCGGACTTGTTGTCTATGAAGTCAGGGATATGTTGGGCATCATGCAGGACTTGTTTTTTCAATATATTAATCGCTTTTGTCATAATATTGTTAATTTTTCATGTATATATATAAAAAAAGCAACCCTTTCGGATTGCTTTTAAAAAATATATTAAATGAACTTATTAAATGTGTCAAACATCTAACAGTATTATATATTAATTATTCCTTCTCCCTTTTAAATATTTGTATAATAAAATAAATAATTGTGGGAATTGTGGCAGGATGTAGTAGTATTGCTTGTATCATAGTCCTAATTCTTTTAATTTTTTATTTCTTTGCTTTCTTGTTTTATCATTTTTCCAACCTACAATTGAAAATACTACAATACCATCTTTTAATATTTCATTAATATCCATTCCGTAATCAATATAATATTCATATATAACATAATCTCTATCAATTCTTTGTTCTAATTCAAATGAATTGTATATACTATATATAATATCATGGGATTTGGCATTAAAACCATATTTTTTTTTTAATTCTTTTTCTATTTGTTTATTAACATATAAAGAATATGATTTATATAATATAATTTCTTCATCAGTATAATCTGGGTTCATAGTCCTAATTCTTTTAATTGTTTTCTTCTATGTTCTCGCTTCTTCATGTTTAAGAACTGATTAAATGTTGGTGCTGCTTTTAAAACATCCTTTATAGTTTCACCTATAGTCAAACCATCTTCGTTAGGAAAAGCATAATTAACATCTGGTTTACTATTTATATTTAATATTTCTATATTGAATATAGAAATTTTTAGATCATATTTATCTTTTATATCATCTTGAATCATACCTTTTAATACTGTGGAGTATTCGTTGTATAATTTTAATTCTTCTTCTGTAAAATTCATTTCGTTTTAATTATTTTTTTAAGATAGACTGTCAAACAGATCATCTTTGATTATTAGTTTTAAAGTTTTTTCAATGGATGATCTTTGAGGAGAGCTATAGTTATTTATATTCTTTCTTAATCCATTTGTTGCTTGGTATATTGCTTTTACTCTTCCTTCCATTGAGGCAACGAACTCAAGTATTTGCTGTTTATCGTTGCTTACAAAGTATCCTTTTGAGTTTGCTATAAGTTTTCCATCTTTTATTAGATCGTTCGTCCTGATGAAGTTAATCATATTCCTGAGCGATGCATCTGTAATAGTTTTAAAGTTAGTTTGTAGCATTGCATTAATTACTTCTAATTTATTATTTAAATAATTACATAGTTGTTTAGCACTAACTGTTCTTGATTGCTTTGGGAAGAACTTCTTAGCTAAGAACGTAGCTAAAATCTCTTGATCTTGTGTTGATGTGGTTTTTTTCATAATATATTTCTTTTTTTTTATAATGTATATATTAAGTTTTTTTCTCTTTTTTTGGAAATGTGGATTTTTTATAGTAAAAAGTTTGGATATTAAAATTATTGTTGTATCTTTGTATTATAAATCAATTAAAAAATAAAAGTTATGAATAAGCAAGAGATTAGAGAGTTAAAATTAACATTACTAACAGAAGGTGATAAGATATTCAACTTCATAGAAAATATGGATCCTAAAAAGTTTGTAATATTACACCAAGATAGCTTTAAAAATCATTATCTTAAAAGACCCCCAATTGAAAATGTTGGTCTTGAATTTATGGAGGAATATTATATGTGGGACACTATTAGTGAAAAGTATAGAGAGTTTTTTAATAGTATGGGTGTTCATGGAACATTTAAATGGTTAAATGGTGTTGATCATCTTGATGATAGTAAAGATGTTGTTTATGATTTCAAAGGTATTAAATTTTATATGGGTTTAATTGAGTTAGAAGATGATGAAGCAAATGATTATCATGATCTATTTGATGAGTTATATGATGATCCTTGGTCTGGTTTTGGTCATGATTGGTTTATATATGATATTGTTGAACTATATTATGATTATATGAATGATGAACATTTAGAGATGGAATGTTTGGTGGATTAAAAAATAATTAGTATATTTGTAGAAAGAAATTAATTTAATATATAAGATTATGAAAGCATTGATGGAGATATTAATAGAAAAAATAGATAAAGGTTATTTTATATCAGAAGATTATCGTTCAGATGAATATTATTATCTCTGGGGTTTGTATTATGTATATCATGATAAAACATGGTATGCACTTTTACATACATCAAAATATAAACATTCTAAATGGAAATGGAAATTTAAAGATGATTTTGATTTAGATTTATTTAAGAAATCATATGCCTGGGAAATTGAAGATTTTATACCGGTATATATAATAGAATACCGAAATGATCAATTAGAAAAATTAGGATTATGAAAGTATTAATTGCATTAACATTTGCACTCTTGCTGGTCTAACGACAGCAATTCACATTTAAAAGTACTTAATTATTGGATATAACGAGACCTCTATCCTTCATATTAGAACTCAACTAAATAGAGTTAAATTAGAATATTTGGACTTACGAACCATTACTAATTCGTCAAGCCATTAGCACCCGCCCGGACCTCGTTACGTCTCAAAGGCATCCTTCACCCTTTAACTTTTATCATTAAAGGATCACTTGGTAAGTATTTACTATTTCCATTTCTGGTATGAAGGGCCCGTTGTTAGGTCTAAACATTGCGGGACATTAGTGTAAATACATTCTAATGACTTTTCTCAACCACACTTCTTATAAGGATTGCAGCCCTTATAAGAAGTTATTTCAACCTGTGGCCTTGATTTACTATGATGTTTGTGATCCCAAACTTTCTCATAGAAGGCATAATTTTTAACCCTTGGTAGGTTGAGGTGCTTGTGCCTGTTGAGGAACCTCTATAATGTATATATTATATTCCATCTTCCCCCTTAGGTTGTTTTTTAAATTATTTTTAAATTATTTTTAAGTCGCTGAACACCCCCTTGGGTGGGGTGTGGGTTACACTTATTTAATATGCTTCTCGTTATAGAATCTTTTAAATATAAATTGATACCCGATTTTTGTTAGCCACTCTTGTAATCTTGGTTCAACTTTAATTCCTATCTCAAACTTTTGGCTTTCACTAACATTAACTACAGAATTACAATAGTAATCTTTAACATTCCAAGGGTTAGTATCTTGATCTTTTCCCATATAATGGACTATTTTATTATAACATTTACTACAAATTGTTTTAGTATGAATGTTAAACTTATCTAAAGTTCTTTCCTGTTGACATCTACCACAAAAATATGTATTATCATCTATCTTATAACTTTTATACATTAATTTTGGAGTTTGAGGTCTCTCACGGTCTTCAGTTGGTTTTACAATTTTAATAGGTTTATCTTTTTTTCTTTCATTTTTTCCTTTATATCTTCCAGCATTAGGACCCTCACCAACCAATGTACCATACCGAGTGGTTTTTGGTGGTAAATGATGTTCTAATTTACGATTATATATTTGCTGATATATTGCTTCATTTAGCATTCTCAATTGTTTTCGGCTTAAATGTTTATTGTCCTCAATGAATTGTATTACCATCTCATCGGTATATTTACTCTTTCTCATTACCTATATATTTAAAATTGATTTTACATACAATAAAAAACCACCTATAAAAGGTGGTTTAATAAAAAAAGACAATATTCAATATAAAGTTTATTCAGCATCATTAATATCTTTTTTGATATTTTTATATCTTCCAATCATTTGTCGCATTAAAGACCAAAATGATTTATTTCCCAACTTCATAGAAGTTTCATCAAGTGATTTTACCTCTATCATCACCCAGAAAACTCCCATAGCTTTACTTAAAACATGTGCTATACCAAATAAAGAGCCACCACAGATATATTCATCAGCCATGAATGCCATTATTACTGTGAGTAAATAGAAAAATGATTTAGTAACTATATTGAATAGTTTTGAACTTGTAAAACTTTTCCATCCTTTTAGTTTTACTGACGCGTAGATAGCGAATATTGTATCTAATACTATAAACATTACCAGAAGTATTAAAATTCCCTTAATTGGTGCTAAAAATGCTAAAATTGTTAGTAGCATTGAGTATAGAAAGTGCTTCATAATTATTTTAATTTTCCTTTTATAACAACTCGTGTTTTTATTTCATCCATATAATAATCTTCATCATTATAATTGTTTTCTGATTTAATATCATCAAGTTTTTCTTGTTCTTCTTTATTTAGAAAGTTTTTAAACTTATCTAAATTCTTTTTATATATATTTCTCATTACCAATTTAACATTTGAGCCCCAGGGAAACAATCCTGGCAATCAGGATCCCCATATTGGCTTCCACCTTTCTTTTTTGTTTGTGATCCTGATGCATTCCATCCAGAATAGTAAGTAGTTCTTTTAGGTTGAATTCTTTCTATACCTAAAGTTTGAAAGTAATCAGGATAAAGGTTAGGGTTATTGACGATCTCTTCTCTTATACGTTGAGAATAGAAATCTGCTATATCCTTCGCATTTTGTCTTAAATACTTTAACTCAGGTAGTCCTGTAGCCTGTGAATTTTCACTTGTTTTAGCTAAAATTGCTTTATTAGTTAATCTATATTGGATTTCTGGTAGAGCAAAGTAAAGTGCGTGATGAGCCAAAGCAGGTTGAACAAAATTATTTAATAATGTTTTATATTGTATATTACCTGGATTTTCAATACTACCATCAACAACCATACCCATAATGTTTTGTAGTAAAGTATATCCTAAAATCTCTTGTATAGCAGTATCTTGAGCTATTTTTATAGATGGAGTTATAATATCTGGATCAACATTTTTATCCACAGCAGTATTTAGAAATACATATTCAACATCTATTAGTTGTGCGTAATTAGCCATTTGTTGTATCATTATTTTTTGGTGCAACTGGTGCATTAGTTGTTTTAGGAACAAGTTTAAAGGCATCATCCTCTGTATAACCTGATAATATTAATAGATTTCTTTTTGCTGGATCACTAATAGTTGATTCTAAAATGGATAATATATCTGATGTAGCAATGTCCATTTTGGCGAAATTTAATTCGTATTCTGCAATTTCAATGTAATCTGTTATACCATTAATTCTTGCTAATCTGTTTAAACATTTTTCAATAAATCTTTGTTGAGGTATAATATATTGTGATCTAAATAACTCTAATGAGTTTAACATTGCTGTTTGGCTTGATTGTAACCCACCATCTAAACCTGTATTAAGGCCAAATAATGCCGCATCATTAACACGGTGTGCTCCTAAAATTCCTTCTGTGATAATTTCATTTAAATCTACATACTTTGTATCATTTGTATTACTATCTATTGGTGTTATTGTAGGTGCCGAATCTTTATCTTCTGAGTATGTTATGAATGCTTTACCACCACCCTTTGGTCCTGATAATTGTTTAGTTAATTTACGATCGTTATATCGCATCTGCTCGTCTGTTGGTATACCTGTAGGGAAGTTAATAAACATAGAAGGTGCAAATCCATTTTTAATGTTATTTAAGTGGAAATCAGATATTTCATACTCCATCTCCACCCATCTCGCTCCGGATAGATACTCTGGAGTTCCATAAAAGTTCTTACCCGCTTGGTATTTTTTCACATAAAGAATTTGAGATGCTTCTGCACGATCTATTACTGAAAATCCAGGATACAAAACAGGTTTATTCTTTTGAACATTCTTCCAATTTCTGGATATATAATAATTTTCTACTTGTGGGTAATCTTCATCAGGTGCTGCTATTCTTATTGTTTGTGGATTCATATAATTTATTTCTGCGATCTTAGTCCTATCTTTGGACCATATAATATTTAAAGAAAATGCACCAAAAACTTCTAAATCATACGCTATTCTTGCTAAAATCTCTTCTAAGTCCATTCCGTTCGCTGAATTAGCAATAAATGCTAAAGCTTCATTAGTTAAATGTGTTTTAACAATACCATTACCTCCAACCATATTAGCCTTCTGATTAATTATAGCGTTGTGTTTAGGAGATCTATCCAACAAACTAACATAATAGTTAGGCATTAGATTATCTTCACCAAAATTAACCCATTTACCACCACTATTTACACTTTCTTTATATTGAGGAATCGACTTACCTTCTTCAAATGCTGAGAAGGATACTGATGTAAATCCTAATTCTTTTTCTTCTTCATTATTTTCCATTATATTCTATCTAAGTTTTTGTACACTACTGTTGGTTGTCCTGTATTGCTCCAAGTTGTGATATCTGAATGAGTTCCAACTATGTTTAATATATTTACATTTATTTTACCTACTGCTGTAGTGTAATCTAAATCAGTTATTGTTTTTTCATATACTTCTAATGTATATTGACCTGGTGTAGCATCAATAATTCCGTTCATTGGATCTGAATAAGTTGCAGAAATAATAAAAAATAAAGAATAATACTCAGGATTAGGACTATCATCATTTGATATAAATAGATATTCTTTTTTTGTATTTTTATCAATAGCCCTAAATAGAAAATATGAATTATCATATTGACACTGAGGTCTCAAACTCAATGTAGTCCATCTATTATTATTTAAGTAATCTATATATAACATAATTTCTTTTATTTTTAATCAAAGCATTCGCAATCACACTCCATCTCGTTGCAATCGGGACAAGTTAAAGGTCTTTTCCAAGTATCTTTATTATCCCAATAACCAACCTCAGCTGTATTAAAGCACCATTTACAAAACGTAATCATATTACATCATCTTCTTTTTTAGGTTTAATAACAACTTCTGGTTCAAATAGATCAGGATATTGTTGTTTAAGACGTGGGTATAATATTGGATCTATTTCCCTAACATATATTATAGCATTACTTATTGGTGCTGTTATATAAGTATCTAATTTATCTTCTTTTATTTTTAACATAATACATTATTATTTTTCTTCATTTATATATATATTAAATTAAACTTTTCTCTCTGTTTAACATATATTTTATTATGACAAGAGAGAAAAAGATACTAAAGGCAATTGAAATGGGATATACTTGTGATCCTGATACAGGTGAGGTATTTGGTAAAAGAGGTAATAAAATAGGTAATATTGCTAATGGTTATAAAAGATTTACTTTTAATTTTGATAAAATTGTATATAGAATATATCATCACCAATTTATTTATTATTGGGTTAATAAAATGGTATGTGATCAGATTGATCATATAAATATTAATAGATTAGATAATCGTATTTCAAATTTAAGATCAATTAATAATCAAGAAAATCATTTCAATACAAATGCAAAAGGTGCTTATTGGTCTAAAAAACATAAAAAATGGAAATCTTGTATTCATTTAAACGGTAAAGGTTTACATCTTGGAACATTTGATACTGAGGAGGAAGCAAGAGAAGCATATTTAGAAGCTAAGAAAAAATATCATATAATAAAAAACCCTTCCGAATGAAAGGGTTTAATTAATTTAATTCTAATTATTGGATTACTGATAAAGCAGCTCCTGATGTGATAGAAGTTAATGGGGTGCTTTCTTTACATAAAAATGTAAGAGTGCTACCGTTTAAATCACTTCCCACTTTTCCAAGTGAGTTATCAATTGCAGAAACTTGAACTACAGAAGTTAAACCCATTAAATAGTAATTACCATTTTTATCCAACATAATGACCCTGAAAGTGCCAGCTCCTAATGTTTTTATCTGATTTATAAGTGCTGGAGACATACCTTGTAAGGTAATCATTAATGTTTGTGAATAAGATATAGCGTTGTTCTCAGTTGATACCTCAGCTGGTGCTGTGAATGAAGCAGTCTCTATAGTTTGTTGGAACGTATAGAAAGATGTAGTTGCTCCAGTGATAGCAGTGATTTGACCAGTAGTACCATCAATAGTAAAACCCATAGCATCTGTATATTCACCGATGAAAACTTTAGATACACCCGCAGTTTGTTTACAACCAATTGTAAATCCTGATGTTAAAATACATGACATATTTGTAAAATTTTTTTTTATTCAATTGGTCGGGGTATATTTCAACCCCTATACAATTGATATTTATATTTTTAATATTATTTAAATAATACTACATTTTGAAAATAGTAACAAGCTGTCCCTAATCTCAATTTGTTTCTGAACATTATAGAATCATAAAGTGGTTCCCACCAAATACGGAAAGTGGAATAGTCTGATACTAAGTCAGTTCCCATTACCAAATTTGAAGCATTTGTTAATAATCTTTTGTTAGTATTATTTAAACCTCTTGTGGCCTGAACTAAAATGTTAGTTCCTGGATAATTAAAACTCCATCTTTGAGCACCTGTTTCTTCTTGTCCAACTGTAAAGTGGAAATAATTTGCTTGTCTCAAAGCTGTCACTAATGTGTTAAAATCAGCAAAAGAAATGAATATAGTTAAATCATTTTCTGTTAAGATTTGAGATGCATTATTATTCATTGCTGAAATCAATGAATCCATGATAGATAAAGCATTCGTTGGTGTCATAGTAACGTTAGTTGAGAATGTTCCATTTCCAGATACGATTGAGTTTGTCGCAGAAGTGTATTCAAACAATTCTAAAAATCCTGTTGCCAATGTCATATTTGGATCTGTTGAATAATGATTCGCACTTGATCCCCTCCACAGCATATCTTCTATCATTGCTGCGATCTTAAGACTCTTGTCTGCCGCATACACAGTGCTGAACTCAGCTGGACCAAATTCTTCTTGATTAGCACCACTTTTCATACTCATTCCCAGGTATATAGCCTCAATATCCTCCAAGCATATAATTTCTTCTATCTTTATGTTTTGTACTTGGATAGTATTTTGTTGAAGTATTACACTGCCGGTTGCATTTATTAACGAACATCCTCCGTTTTGTGCTACTAAATTTGAACTTATCTTATTCAAAGTTTGTGCATATTTTATATTAGGTAATACTGTTATTAATTCTTGGGTATTCCCCAATAAAACACTTTCATGCTTTAAGGCCCCAGAAATTTGATCAACATATTTACCAATTTGAGTTACATCTATTGAACTTGCCATAATTTATTTATTTTTATTTTTATTTGGAACTTAAAGATGCTTTAAAAACATTCTTAGTTGATCCAATGTTGTATTTTTTTCTAACTTCTTTCAAATGATCTAATGTATTTTTAGTTGAAGAAAAGTTATTATCAACTGTTTTACCAATTTTAATTGATTCAGCCGCTGGTGCTGATGCGATTTCTTGAATTTTACTCATCGCCATCTCTTGTGCTGATGACATACCTTGTAATAGTTCCAATATTTCTGCCATAGTGTTTTCAAGTGCTGATACTCTATCTTGTAGAGATCCATCATCATTTGAATCATCTTCTGCTGATCCATCTTGTCCTTCTGCTTCTTGTGTTGCATCCATTTTTGCATCATCAATCGGAGTTTCTTCACCATTACTGGCTCCAACACCTGAAATTGATTCAACAACACCACCTGATACTGTTAATGTTCTACCGTCTTGTAATTCATACGTTCCATCTTCAAGTGGAGTTTCATTACCATCAGCATCAACCGTAACAAGTTCAGTCCCAACTTCTAATTCAGAGCCATCTGGATAATTAATTACAGTTCCATCGTTAGCAGTAACGCTTTCAAACTTCTTTTTCTTATCATCTGATGATTTAGCATCAGAAGCAGTAGCACCAGAACCAGCATCAGTAGCAACTTCACTAAAAGAAATTAATTTCTTTAATGATTCGCGGATTTTATCCATTGCTTCATTTTTGTCCATAGTTTTTATTTGTTTTTGTTGTTTCTTTACACCATAAGATATAAGAAATATTTTTTTTCTCAATTTGGTGAGAAAATTATTTTAAAGTTCCTCCTTTTTTATAAGAATAACCATGTTTTACTAATATATGATATACAGCTGCACCAACACTTGGTGTCTTGCCAAAATACCAAGAACCATATTGATTAGATCCCGTAGTAGTACAAGATGCAATGCCTTGATATACATCTTTGAATATTCCAAAATCAACATCAAAGTATGTATATATATCGCCTGAATTAAATTTAACAACTAATTCTTTTGATTGATCATTATAACTCATTCTGTTAACATTTGATGATTTAGATTTACTTCTCCAAACCTTAAATTCTGAATCAACTAATTCAAGTAATTCATCATCGGTTAATAAATCAATATAATCTTCAACTGATTTATATTGCATTGGTTTTTCAGCCATTACACCTTCTATGCTAAATCCGAACTTACCTAAATCTTTAACTTCATTCTTCCAAAAGTCTTGATCTTCTATCTTAACACTAACCATCCAAGTTCCAATGGGAACATCAAAATTATACATTCTTGATTTATCATAATAAGTATCAGCCACTATCCAGTTCTCCATGATATATGCTTGAACCATTTTAGTAGAGTGATCAACATTTATTCTTCTATTATTGCCCGAAGCATTAAACTTTTGAACCATTTTTTCAATAGTATCAGGTTTAAATACTACGAAATATTTATTGCCCTCACTATCTTTTCTTAATATTTTCATATTAGGGATCATAGCTGGTCCAACTATTATTTGTTTATCTGCTTGCGCTTGGAATTCATAACCTTTTGTAGCACCTTCCGCACTAAAAGCTACACCTTTCATCTCAATTGCTGGTTGATCTACAATAGATAATAATCTAATACCTGTTGTATCTGAATCATCAACTACTATCTCAAACATTGGATATTCAGCATCTGTAAATTTCTTTTTCATTTTATTTTATATTATTTTTTATGGCTTTCCTAAAGTTTGTGTAGCCACAGCTTGTATATTACTCACTGTTTGTTGTGTTTTAGTTATATCTGTTTCAACAACCACTACCTTTTGGACAGGTGCTTGTGGGTTATTAGTTCCCAAAGAATAGAACTGTGGAGTTGATAATGATGTTGTTGTTGATCCACTGCTTGGTGCACTTGGAGCTGTTGGAGTAGATGATGTATCACTTACATAATTAGTATTTGCAATTGTAGCTAATTGAGCAGCACCTGTAGCAACAGCAACACCAGCAAGAATGATGTCCAGTGGTGGATCTTGTGTCATCGCAGTTGTAATACCGATCGCTGTGTTCATTATTACTTGTGCTTTAGCATATGCTTGATCTTTTTTAAATTGATCGTGCTTTAACTTATCAAGTGCCTTACCAGTTAATTTAGTATTTGCTAATGTAGTTGCTTCTTGTTGTTGATTTAGAGCTGCGGCTTCTCCAACAAGTCCATTTACTGCTGATAGTCCTGCTGACATAGAGTTTAATATTTGCTCTTTTGTTTTCTTAGCAGTTTCTGTCATCAAATCCTCTTCAAGTTTAGCATATTTCTTTTTAATTCTGAACATATTATCCTCTGCTTTTTCTTTTTCGGATTGAGTGGAATCAACATTATCAATAATTAATTCATAGTGTTCTAATTCAGCATCTCTTTCTAATTTTAATTTAGAAAGTTTATATTTATATTCTCTATCATCAGCATCTTTTTCATATCTAACAGATGTATTTGTAGCATCTTTTGTTTGGGCAACTCTTTTTTCTTCAAGATATTTTAGTTTAGCATCATATTGTTCTTTAGATATAAGTCCTTGATCATATAGATCTTTGGCTTTAGATACTCGTCTATCAAAATCTGTGTTTATTTGCTCTGTTGATATTTCTAACCATTTTTTACCACTAAGTTTATTTACTTCTAAACGTTCATCCAAGTATTTTGTCTCAACTGCTACTCTATCATTAAATTCTTTTTCAACATCAGCATCTAACTGTTGTTGTAATTCAGCATGAGCTTTAGCATATTTAGTATTGATATCCAATAGCGCTTTTGTTTTTTCGCTTTCAGTCATCTTTTCATATTCAGCACTTTCTTGAAATTTAGTTACTTCTAAATCCTTTTCTTTATTTAAAATATCTTTGGACTGATTTAGATAATCTTTATTTATAACAGCTCTATATTTATTATATTCTGATAAACCTAATCTTCTATATGATGTATAATCATCCTCATCCTTTTCAGATTTTTTTCTAAGAGAAATTTCTTCTGTTATATGCTTTTCAAAATTTACTTTTTTATCTTGTAATACTCGTTTTGATTGATCAAGATCTTTTTGAGCTTCCGCTATTTTAGCATCACTTAATGCTTTAGCATATGCCTTTGCTTTAGCATCTAAGTCATTTTGATTTTTAACTTCTAATACTTTTAATTGTTGCTTACTTGCATTTAATCTTTTTGCTTCTGCTAAATCCTTTTCATTTAGTTCTTTCTTTTTATCAAAATCATATTTTGCATATGCTATAGATCTATCATAATCATCCTTTATATTTGCTATTTCTGTTTTCTTATTCTCATCAGCAATAGTCGCTATTTTAGCATCCAATGCTTTTTTATCATCTGCTAATTTCTTAGCAGCAGCTTTAGCAGCATCAGCAGCTTTTTTAGCAATCTCAGCCTTTTTATCAGCCGTATCTTTTGCATTTTTAATATGCACATCTCCACCATTTTTAAATATGCTTTGTT